CGGCAGCGTTTGGCCCTGCTGGATGCCTATCACGAACGGGAAGAAAAGGCGCGGGAGCGGTACGACGACTTTGAACAGGTCGTCTACAACACCCGTCTGCCGATCTCTAACGTGATGGCTGAAACGATTCAGTCTTCTGACATTGGCCCCGAGATTGCGTATCACCTCGGCTCCAATCCGAAAGAAGCTGAGCGCATCTCCAAACTCTCGCCGCTGTTGCAGGCTCGGGAGATCGGCAAGATTGAAGCCAAACTGGCTGACAATCCCCCGGTCAAGAAGACAACGAACGCGCCCCCGCCGATTGCGCCTGTCAGCGCACGGGCGAGCGGTGCTCCGGCTTACGACACCACGGACCCTCGTTCGCTGAAAACGCTGACGACGAGCCAGTGGATCGAGCAGGAGCGCCAACGCCAGATCAAGGCGTGGGAAGCCAAACAGCGAACGCGCTAACCCTTTGAAAGGAAAGAAAACGTGTCGAATTCATTGCTCACAATCGACATGATTACGAGGAAGGCTCTGGAGATTCTGGAGAACAACCTCGTAATCACCCGCAACGTCAACCGCGCTTACGATGACAGCTTCGCCATCGAAGGCGCCAAGATCGGCTCCAGCCTGCGTATCCGCCTGCCGGACCGCTCTCTGGTGACTGACGGTGCCGCCCTGCAAGTGCAGGACGTCAGCCAGCAGCAGGTCACCCTGACCGTGGACAGCCAGAAGCACATCGGCGTGAACTTCACGACCGCTGAGCTTACGATGTCCCTCGACGACTTCGCCGACCGAGTGCTCAAGCCGAGGATCTCTCAGCTTGCGTCCAGCATCGACGCTGACGTCGCCAACGCCTACAAGAACATCTTTAACTCGGTCGGCACCCCGGGCACCACACCCGCGACCTCGCTGGTCCTGCTCCAGGCCCAGCAAAAGATGAACGAAGCGGCGGCGGTTGCCAGCCCCCGTTACCTGACCGTCAACCCGGCTGCGAACGCCGGTCTGGTGGAAGGCATGAAGGGCCTGTTCAACCCGGTCAGCACCATCTCCCGTCAGTTCAAGTCGGGTCTGATGGGCGAAGGCATCCTCGGCTTCGAGGAGCTGGCCATGTCGCAGTCGATGAAGGTCCACACCACGGGCGACTGGGGTACGGCCATTGAAGTTGACGGCGCCCCGACCGCGCAGGGCACGTCCCAACTGGCCATCACCTTTACGGGTTCTTCAAAGACCTGGAAAGTGGGCGACGTGTTTACCATGCAGAGCGTCTTCGCCGTTAACCCGCAGACCCGCGAATCCACCGGCTCGCTTCAGCAGTTCGTGGTGACCGAGGATCTGACGGGTTCTTCAAGTGGCACCCTGAAGTTTGCTCCGGCGCTGTACACGGCTACGCATCCGCTGGCTACCGTTGACGCCTTCCCGGCTAACGATGCTGACATCACGATGCTTGGCTCGGCTGCGTCGCAGTATCCGCAGAACATGGCCTATCACCGCGACGCCATCACGTTCGCCACCGCTGACCTTATCATGCCGCAAGGCGTGGATATGTCCTCGCGGCAGGTCCACAACGGCATCTCCATGCGGATCGTTCGTCAGTACGACATCAACAACGACCGTCTGCCGTGCCGGATTGACGTTTTGTATGGCTACAAGGTGATCCGTCCTGAGATGGCTGTGCGTGTCTGGGGCTAACCGCTTAGGGGGCTTCGGCCCCCTTCATCTATTTCTGTGAGGAATTCATCATGTCACTTCCCAATGGCGGCGGCGGTTATCAGGTCGGCGACGGCAATCTTGACGAACCGCTGATTGACTGCATCCCCGCGCCGGTTACGGCGACCACCACCACTACTTTCACCGCCGCGCAACTGCTCAACGGCCTGATGCTGCTGAACAACGGCATTACCGCCAACGTGGCGTACACGTTGCCGACGGTGGCGCAACTGGAAGCGGACCTCACCAACTCTAACAAGGTTGGTACGTCGTTCACTTTCCGTGTCGTCAACCTCGGCACTTCGTCCGGCACCGCGACCATCACCACCAGCACCGGCTGGACCATTACCGGCTCGCTGACCATGACCATTCCGGTCACGACCGGCGTAACGCTGGTGGCTCGCAAGACTGGCCCCGGCGCGTGGGTGCTGTACCGGGTGGCCTAACAGGAGCGCATCATGCCCAACACCAAGCCAATAGGCGTTGCTTACGCCGATCCGGGGGTGGAAAGCATCGTCTCTACGGGTGCGGTTCAGGCTTTCTCGGGCACCGCCGTGCCCGCAGGCGGCACGACCGGCGCGGGCTTTACGCTGTCCAGCACGACGAACCTCGGCATCTTTTTTGGTTCCGGGGCTCCGACGCTGTCGGCTGCGCAAGGCTCGCTGTACATCCGCACGGACGGTTCTTCCACTTCCACTCGCCTGTATGTGAACACGACCGGGTCTACTACGTGGACCAACGTGACCACCGCAGCGTAACGGACAGGGGGCTTCGGCCCCCTGCTTTATCATGCCTGTGATCTACCTCAAGCACTCGACGCACGGCACGAAGATCGCCATTGCCGAGGCGGAAGCGGAAGCAGATGAGAAAAACGGCTGGGAGCGGTATACTCCCGGCGAAGAAGTTGCGCCTAACGAGCTTGTCGTGGCGCGGCGTGGCCGACCGAGGGTGACCAATGAGCACGACCGCCGGGGACCAGATTAACGCGGCGCTGCGCCTGATTGGGCAACTAGCCGAAGGCGAGGTGCCCTCCGCTGCGACGACACAAGACGCTCTCGCGGCGATGCAGCAGATGATCGATAGCTGGAACCTTGAGCGGCTAGCGGTCTATGCCACGCAAGACCAAGTCTTCACTTGGCCGCAAGGCGTGGCGACACGCACGCTGGGGCCGACGGGCAATTTCGTAGGTGGGCGCCCCGTGACGCTCGACGACGCCACCTACTTCCGCGATCCGGCGAATGGTCTGAGCTACGGCATCAAGATCATCAACCAGCAGCAGTACAACGGCATCGCGCTCAAAACGGTTACGGCAACCTACCCGCAGGTCATATGGCCGAACTTCACGAATCCCGACATCGAGATGACCATCTACCCGGTGGCTACAAGGCCGTTGGAGTGGCATTTCGTGTCCGTGGAGCCGCTGACCCAGCCTGTCAACGCAGCGACCGTGCTGGCCTTCCCGCCAGGATACCTGCGCTGCTTCAAGTACAGCCTCGCCTGCGAGATCGCTAACGAGTTTGGCATCGAGCCGCCGCCGACCGTGCAGCGGATCGCTATGACCAGCAAGCGTAACCTCAAGCGGGTCAACTTCCCCGACGACGCCATGTCCATGCCTTACAGCATCGTGGCGCGGCGGGGCCGGTACAATGTCTTCGCTGGGAATTACTAATGGCCGACGTCAAGATATCCCAGCTACCAGCGGCTACTTTGCCGCTCACGGGCGTGGAGCTAGTGCCTGTGGTGCAGTCGGGCGTCACGAAGCAGGTTGTAGCTGCTGGTATTGGCACTGGCGTCGTGAACGTCAAGGCGTATGGCGCGATTGGGGACGGCGTAGCTAACGACACGGCGGCTATTCAAGCCGCAATCGCTGCCGCCCCGGTAAATGGTGCTGTGTTTTTTCCGGCTGGAGTGTTTTGCGGATATGTGTTTGTATGGCGCAGCGACATTTCTCTAATTGGTGCGGGCAGCGCGGCAACGACGATTAAACTACCAAACAACTGCGCGAGCGTGACGGTTCCTTGGGAGCCGGGCGGGACGATTACGGGGCTGCCCAACGTGATCGAGATCGGGCAGTGCGCGCTTGGGAACGCCGCTGCCGCGTACTCCAACGTAACTGTTCGCGGCATGACGTTGGACGGCAACTATACGAACAACATTGCACCGGTTACTGATCTGTTCGGGCACGGATTGATTGCGACCAAAGTGTCGAACCTTGTGCTTGCCGATGTGGTCGGCAAAAATTGCTACGCGACTGGCATCGACATCGTTATCAACTCCAATTACGCAAAAGTCAGTGCTCGGGTAGAAAACTGCGGCAACGCTTTGATCCTCGGCGGGCGCTACCCTAACTTCGATATCAACTCCAGCAAATACGGCATTTTTGACATCATATCCAGCGGTGGCTATTACGGCGGTCGTATGCTGGATAACTGCTGGGGAAATCAGCTAAACATCACAGTCTATAACCCTTCCATTACCGGACTGGTTTACAACAATCAGTCGGTAAATGTTAGCTACTCAAACACCATCAACGTCTCAGTCATTGACGGCTGCTCGGGCGGACAAGGCGTCTCCGTTGGCAACTTGTGCTACAGCTCAACAGTTAACGCAACGATCCGCAACGTGGCGGGAACGGGTTTTTATGCTGCCGGGTCTTCCGAGGCTAACGCCCCCAGAAGCAATAAGTTCAACGTAAACACCTTCGGCTGCGGCGGATCTGCCGTGTATGACGCCGGCTTGTTCAATCAGTATGAGATCTGTTCCCGCTACGACGGCGACACCGGCCCGGCAGGGTCTTTTTTCGCGGTGGACATCAACGGCAAAAACAACCAGTTTGTCATCAACATTGAAGACCAGCCGACGCCTCAAGTTCGCGGCGTGGTAATCCGCTCTGGGGCGACGTCCAACGCAATCGTTGATTACAAATTCAACACCAATGTCCAGACGTTCCTTAACCAGGAAACGGGCAACACCACAAAATACTTCAACCCGCAAATTCCTTACAGCCCCGTTATCGGCACATGGCAATCAGTATCTTTAAACGGAGGGTGGAGCAACACTTTTGGCGCTCCGTACCCGGTGGTTGGATACACAATAGACGCCGCCGGTCGAGTAAGTGTGCGCGGGACGGTTACTGGAGGGTCCGGCACTATATTCACACTTCCCGCCGGGTTTAGGCCGACCAATTCCATGCTTTTTCCCACATGGGCAAATAGTGCTTTAGGTCGTCTTGAGGTCGATTCTGCCGGTGCTGTGACACTTGCATCCGGCACTGCAACGTCCGTAGATCTTAGCCCGATTACGTTTACGGTGTATTGATTATGGCCAAAAAACTCTCCCCGTTTGAGCAAACCTGACCTATGGCAAACATCAAGATCTCTCAACTGCCGGTCGCCTCGACGCCCCTGACTGGCGACGAGCTAGTGCCGTTGGTGCAGGGCGGGGCGACGGAACGCACGACCGTCGATCAACTCATCAACGCGGCGCGGGGCCAGACGACTTGGACTGGCACCAGCTATTCGGGTGAGTGGGTCGGCGTGCCAAGCATCTTCCGGCTGCGGATTGTCGGCACCGGCACGGTCACTCTGGATTCCCGCGACCGGCTGGGCACCATCACCACTGCCGTTGAGACCTACACGGTCTCCGGCGCTACCAATCAGATCGAATTCCCGTACCTGGGCGACGCGGCTGTCGAGATGCGAGCCACCTACCCGGCAGGGGTCACCTTGGAGGTTCTGGCATGAGCACCGGCTATCCCGTAAACCTGACGACCCTGATTACGGGCGAAAACCAGTCGCTCGGCGCACTTGAAGTCATCGATGGTGTAGGCGATTACGAGACGGTTGCCGCCAGCCAGACTGACCAAGTGCTCGGCAGCACGGGCGCGGCGGGCGATTACCTTGGCAAGCTGATCTGTGTGGTGGCGACTGCCGCGACCGCGCAGACGCAAATCAAAGATGGCAGCGGCAGCGCCATCACCGTGCTGCCTAACAGCCCCGGCGGCGGCATCGGCACCTATGTGATTCCGGTCGGTGCTAAGTGTACTGGAGCCGGTTGGAAAGTGACGACTGGCGCGGGCGTGTCGGTTATCGCGGTGGGGGCGTTTACCTGATGGCGACCTTCTACATTGACCCGACGGTGTCAGGGACGGGCACGGGCACGTTCAGCGATCCGTATAAATCGTGGGCGTCTATCGCGTTTTTTGCTGCTGGCAACACCTATTTGCAGAAAGCCGGGACGACTTTTTTTGGCGCCATCACGGTCAATGTGGGTGGGTCGTCTGAAGCGACACGGGTAATTGTTGGGTCTTACGACCCGGTGACTGGTGCAGCCACGACTAATAAAGCGTTTATCGATGCCAGCACTTCTGGAAACTTGCGTGGGCTGCGAGTAGCTGGGTCGGTCAATTTTGTAACTGTGCAGGATCTGGACATCGTTGGTGGCAACGGCGTCGGCATCAGAACCTGCATGGACGCAGGGTCGTCTGGGTCGAAGGCGAACAACCTCAAATGCCTGCGTCTGCGGCTTCATGATGTGCAGTCCAGCGGCGCCAATGTGTCCGGTGGTCTCAACTTCTACAGCGACGATGCGGTTGTTGAAGACTGCGAAATCTTCAACATTGGTGACGATGGCATCTATGGCGAAGGGCTGCGACCTCGCATCTGGCGCAATCGCATTTACGATGTGTCGCAGAGCAACAACGTCGCGGGCGATCCCATTCAGTTGAACGGCAACTGCTCCGGTTTTAGCGTTTGCTACAACGACCTCACGCAGCCGAAGTATCTCAAGCAGGTTTTCATTTGCAGCGGAGCGTCTCTTGGCAGCGGCGGATTGTTCGCTCACAACATCTGCCGTATGCCAACCGGCACCACGGGCAGCGGTTCTGTTAAGAACGTTTTCAACGACCAGCCGGGCGTTACGATTCAAGGCAACGTCATTATTGGAGGCGACCACGGCATCTGGCTTGATGGCACGACGCCAAACTGCCGAATAATTTCCAACGTCGTGATGCATGCTTGGCAAGGTATCGTCAGCAACGGCGGCACGAACGTCATTGCCAACAACACCGTGCTTTACTCAACCGATCAAGGCTTCCGCGTCTTTACCGGCGGCGGCACGCCGACCATCACTAATAACATCGCGGCCTATTGCGGTGTCGGCATCGCGGCCATCGGCACGATCACAAAGACGACGAACTGTTACTTCAGCAACACCACCAATTTCTTGTCGCTTGGCAGCGGCGGGTCGATAGAAGGGTCTGCGGTCACGCAAGATCCGCGAGTGCAATCTGACGGCGGCATCCCGGCATCATCTCCCGTCGCCACCGCAGGTACCTACGTCTCCGGCGTCACGCTCGCCAACGGTCGCTTGCGGCCCAACTTCACGCCGATTGGCGCTTACATGGCTGTGTTGCCCCGCACCGCTAGGGTATGAAGACATCGTTCCTCGGCTCCAGCTATGTGGCCCGCAGCGTGAACGCTGCGGACAACCGCATGGTGAACCTGTACCCAGAGATCCTCGCGGAAGGCGGCAAGGAGGCGGCGTTCCTGACCCGCGCTCCTGGCCTGCGTCTGGTGGCGACCGTGGGTACGGGGCCGATCCGAGGGATGCTGGCTTACGGCGGGTTCGGCTACGTCGTCAGCGGCGTGGAGTTGTACCGCATCGATCAGTACTACAACGTCACGCTGCTCGGCACGGTCAGCGGCTCGGGACCGGTCAGCATGGCCGACAACGGCGACCAGTTGTTTGTCGCTTGCGATCCCAAGAGCTATATCTACAACGCGACAACAGGCGTTTTTCAAGAGATCACCGACCCGGACTTTCCCGGCGCGAAGACGGTCTCGTTCCTCGACGGCTACTTCGTTTTCAGCCAGCCCGACTCGCAGAAGTTCTGGGTGACAAGTCTGCTCGACGGCACCTCGGTCGAGCCGCTGGACTTTGCCAGCGCCGAAGGCTCGCCTGATCGGCTGGTGTCGCTGATCGTGGACCACCGCGAGGTGTGGCTGTTCGGCACCTCGTCGGTCGAGGTCTGGTACAACGCCGGAGGCGTGGACTTCCCGCTGGAGCGCATCCAAGGGGCGTTCAACGAACTCGGTTGCGCTGCGGCGTACTCAGTCGCCAAGCTCGACAACGCGCTGTTCTGGCTGGGCGCGGACGCTCGCGGCAAGGGCATTGCCTACCGCAGTAACGGTTACACCGGCACGCGGGTCAGCACTCACGCGATTGAGTGGCAGATCCAGAGCTACAGCCGCATCGACGACGCCATCGGCTACACCTATCAGCAGGACGGGCATTCGTTCTATGTGCTGACGTTCCCGACGGCCAACGCTACTTGGGTGTTCGACGTGGCGACTGGGGCGTGGCATGAGCGGGCCAGTTGGATTACCAACCGGCTGGGGCGGCACCGCAGCAACTGCCAGATGGCGTACAACGGCGAAGTGCTGGTAGGCGACTACCAAAACGGCAAGGTCTACGCCTTCGACATGGACGTCCATTCGGACGCGGGCGAGATCCAGAAGTGGGTGCGGTCCTGGCGGGCGCTGCCGACCGGCCAGAACAACTTGAACCGTACCGCGCACCACGCGCTGCAACTCGACTGCGAGACGGGCGTCGGGCTGAACGGCAACGACGAGTTCGACTTCATCGACCTTGCGACTGAGGACAGTTCCGAGGTTTACGAATACCTCTTGCTGGAGAGCGGCGACACGCTGAGCGCCGAAGACGGCGCCCTGTTCTATACCGAGTATTACCCGGCGGCAGTTTCCACGCCGCTGGCGACCGAGTCGGACATCAACATCAACATCCTCGACTCGGTGGCTACGGTTGGGGCGCTGCCCCGCGTCATGCTGCGCTGGAGCGACGACGGCGGGCACACCTGGAGCAATGAGCATTGGCGAGAGATGGGCCGCATCGGCGAGCACAGCCACCGCGTCATTTGGCGGCGGCTGGGCATGACGCTCAAGCTGCGCGACCGCGTGTACGAGGTCAGCGGGACCGATCCGGTCAAGATCGCGCTGCTGGGCGCTGAACTGCAACTGAGTCCGACCAGTGGCTGAGGCTAACACGCAGATCCCGGCGGCGCGGGTGCCGCTGCTCGACGCCGCCACAGGGCTGATGGCGCGGGAGTGGTATCGCTTCTTCGTCAACCTTCAGACGGACGCGACGTCAGCGGATTCGGTCAACTTTGACAACGTTCGCCGGATCAACTTTGACAACACGCCCTCGCCGCCGGTCGTGTACTCCTCCGGCACGCTGGCGTGGGGCGGGACAGACGCGACGCTCGACCTCGGCATGAACTACGGCGTGGTCCAGCAGATCGGGCTGGAACTGTACGCTCGCGTCGAGAACCAGACCGGCAGCACAATCCCTCGCGGTACGGTCGTCGGCTTCGCGGGCGTGGGCACCGGCAACACGTTGGCCGTAGCGCCGTACCTAGCCAACGGCTCGCAGCCGTCGCTGTACATCCTCGGCGTTATGGCGCACGACCTGCCCGACAGTGGGCAGCAGGGCTATTGCACCGTCTGGGGCGCGATCCAAGGCATCGACACGACAGCGTTCAGCGCGGGCGACATCCTCTACCCCTCGACCACGGTGGCGGGCGCGTACACCAACGTCAAGCCCACGGCGCCAAACAACGTCATCCCGGTGGCGGCGGTGATGAGCGTCGGCACGAACGGCGTCATCTTCGTGCGTCCGACGATCCAGCAGCAGCAGTATTACGGCGTATTTAGCAAGACTTCGGATCAGTCGCCCGCTGCGATCAACACCGAATATCTGCTGACGTTCGACGCGGCGGAAATTTCCAACGGCGTCAGCATCGGCACCCCGGCGTCGCGCATCCAAGTTGTGACGTCCGGGCTGTACCAGTTCGCGGCTACAATACAACTGACTAGCGGCAGCGCGAGCGCCAAAACAGTGTGGGTGTGGTTCAAGAAAAACGGCGTTGCAGTGCCGGATACTGCCCGGCTAGTCACAGTCAACATCAACAACGGCTATACGCCACTGGCCCTCGTAGACACGCTGTCTTTGCAGGCGGGCGATTATGTCGAGTTGGCGTTCGCTGCTGACGATACCGCAGTGACGGTGGATAATATCGCAGCCACCGCATTCGCGCCCGCCGCGCCCGCCGTCGTGCTGACTGTGCAGCAGGCCCAACAGTAAGGATTGATATGGCAACTCTGGCCCCGCAGCCGAAACTCCAGTTCTTCGACAACAACGGCAACCCGTTGTCGGGCGGCAGGCTGTACACCTACGTCGCCGGAACGACCACGCCGCAGGCGACGTATACCGACGAGACCGGCACGGTCACCAACACCAACCCGGTCATCCTCGACTCTCGCGGCGAGGCGAACGTCTGGTTCGGCCCTGGCACCTACAAGCTCAAGCTGGCCACGGCGGCGGACGTCGAGGTCTGGTCCGTTGACGGCATCGGCTCGCAACTGTCCGTCGCCGATCTGGCCACCGGCATCCAGACGTGGCTGGGCAATCCGACATCCGCCAATCTGCGCACCGCGATGGTGGATGAGACCGGCACGGGGGCGCTGGTGTTCGCTAACGCGCCGACGCTGGTGCTGCCCAACGTCGATGTCATCAACGAAGCCACCCCCGGCTTCGGCGTGACGGTGGACGGCGTGCTGCTGAAGGACAACGACGTCTCGGCTCAGGACGTCACCGGCAGCGCCACGGTCAACGCACCAATCGTCAACGCTACCGGCACCAGCAGCAGCGGCGGCATCGTGCGGCTGTACGAGGACACCGACAACGGCACCAACTATGTGCAGTTGACCGCGCCTTCGTCGATAGCATCTAACCGTGTACTGACGTTGCCGGACTCAGTAGGCACTGCGGGCCAAGCCCTAACAACTAACGGCAGCGGAACGCTGTCGTTTGTTTCTATCCCGGCTGCGGGAACGATGCTAACCGCTGTGTCGCAGACAGAACTTGAATTCCCAAGCATTCCTGCTTGGGCCAAACGGATTACGATGGCTTTTGCTGGTTTGTCCGCATCGGGCAACGTCCAGCCGCTAATTCAGATGGGCACAGCCACTGCCTATGAAGTGACTGGCTACACAACGGCTATTCAATACATCGGCGTTGGATCGTCCGCCGCCGTAACTAGCGGCTGGCCGTTGGCGGGCAACCTTGCGGCGGCGAACACTTATGGCGGCAAGTTTGAGTTTAACCTGATCGACGCCAGCGCCAATACTTGGGTTGGTACGGGCCAGATCCTTCAGTTTAACGGCGGTTTGACGCCTAATCTATGCGTTGGCTACAAGTCGCTTGGGTCTGTGCTTACCCGCATTCGGCTGTACATGAACGGTACGGATACGTTCGACGCAGGCTCCGTGAACATCCTCTACGAATGAGCGCCCGCGTCTGTAGAATTGCAACTGTTTTTAGCCGCCGCGTGAGCGGTCGGGAGGCACTATGAGTTTTGCCATTGCCGCAGGGGTCATGGGTGGGGCGCAATTGCTCAGCGGTTTTATCGGCTCCCGCGCAGGCGACAAAGCCGCGCAAGCGCAGCGCGAAGCCGCCATGTCGCAAGCCGCTGTGCAGGAGCGCATGTTCAATCGTCAAGTTGAACTGCAAGAACCGTTTCGGCAGGCCGGACTGGCCGGGCAGAACCAACTCTTGCGCCTGCTCGGACTGGGCGGAGACACGACCGCTGCCGACTACGGCATGGCGGCGCGACCGTTCGGCATGGAGCAGTTTGAGAACGATCCGGGCTACGCATTCCGCATGGGTGAGGGGATGAAGGCGCTGGAGCGGTCAGCCGCAGCGCGAGGCGGGATGCTGTCCGGCGGTGCGCTGCGCGGCATCACGCGGTTCGGTCAGGATTTGGCCAGCCAGGAGTACCAAAACGCTTTCAACCGCTATCAGATTGAGCGCCAAGCGCGGCTGAACCCGCTGCAGTCGCTGATGGGCGCGGGCCAGTCCGCCACCAACGTTATGACCGGCGCGGCAGGCACCTACGGCCAGCAGGCAGGCGAGACCGCCGCGACGCTGGGCAACATCCGCGCCAGCCAGTACATGAACCGCGCCAACGCGCTTGGCGGGGCGCTGGGCGGCCTCGGCACCTCGTTCATGCAGGGGATGATGCTTAACAAACTGTACCCGTCCGCACCTGCCGCCGCGCCCACGCAAGGAATGCCGCCGGGGCTGTTTGCCGCAACGCAAGGCGGCGGATTCACATACTAAGGCTGCGCCATGCCTATCGACACCTCAATCCTCGGCAGCTATCAGCCTCCGAAACAGGATAATCTGTTCAATACGCTGGCGCAGTTTGAGGCGATCCGGTCCGCCCAGCAGCAGGGGCAGATGAACGCCATGCAGATCCAGAAAGCGCAGCGCGAGCAAGAGCGCGAACAGCAACTGAACGCGCTGTACAGCCAAGCATACAACCCGCAGACCGGCACTATCGACCCGCAACGGCTGACGGGCGCAATGGCGGAAGGCGGCTTCGGCTCGATGATCCCCGGAGCGCAAAAAGGGTTCGCGGAAGCTGAAGCGGCGAAGACAGAAGCGCGGCGCAAACAGGTCGATCTCAGCAAGGCGCAGTATGAGGCGATGGGCAAGCACGCGGATGAGTTTTCGCGCCTGCTGCGGCCCGACATGAACCCTGACGTCTATAAAGCCATGCTGGCGTCGAAGCGGGCCGACCCGACGCTTGGGCCGATATACGACAGCATGGGCCAGTCGTTGCAGGATGAACTGGCTGAAATAGACGCTGCCGTTCAAAGCGGCACGTTTCCTGATCTCATTAACCGCGAGATCATGGGGGCTAAAGAAGTTTCCAAGATCTCGCGTGACGCTTCGGCGTTGAAACGAGCTATGGCAAACGCGGCTCAAGCGGTCTCGCCTACTGTAAGCGGCGCTGCTGACGAAGCCGTTCCGGGGACTTCGTCACAGTTGCAGGCGCCCGAAGTGTTTGTGCAAGCCAAAAACAACTATGACGCTAACGTAGTCGCGGATCTTGCAGAGCAAGGTCGCAACGATTTGGCCACACAATATCTCGACCAGCAACTAAAGTTGGCTGAACTGCCGGGCAAGGGCGTGCCGGAGCGCGTTAAGTTCTTGCGTGCGCTGATGGCTGATCCGAAGTTGATGGCGGCGGAACTTGGGCTGCAAAAAGCAGCAGCACCTAAGAACGTTCAGAACGTCGTCACTGAGACGGAGTTTGCCAAGGGCGGCTCGAAGCGGATTATGGATTTGGTGGACCAAGCACCGAAAGCCAAAGCGGCGTTTACCAAAGCCAGAGAAACGCTCAAACTTCTCAATCAAGGCATCACTACTGGTTTCGCGGCCGAGTTCCGGCAGGACATCAAACGCATGGGCGCTTTGTTCAAAGATCAAACGCCGGATCAAGTCGTCCGCACGGATCTTGTCAAGGCGTTCCTCGGCGCGGATGTGTACCAGATGATGAGCGCGTTTAATCTCGGCGCTAAGAACATCGATTCCGCGTCAGAGCAGAAATTCTTGGCTAGTGTGTTGACGGGTACGATTGATCTTGACGCGAAAGCACTGAAGCGGATGACCAAACTCCGCGCCGACGCCTTCCGCGAGATTATCGAGCAGTACAACAAGAAACTCGCTACCGGCAAACTGGATAAGTACATGTCGGTTACCGGAGAAGAGTTGGAACCTATCGACATCCCGCCGCAAGTCAATACCGACGCAGAGTTTGAGCGACTGCGAAAGACGATGCCTTCCGGCACCGTATTCATTGACCCTGAAGGTCAAGAACGGAGACTGCCGTAATGGGATGGCAAGACGCGCCGTTGGCTGAACCGCAAGCATCTCCCGCTGCGGCTAAAGCACCCAAAGTGCCAAGCTGGCAAGAAGCGCCGCTAGCTGAAGGCCAACCTTTTCCCGCCCCTGGCGCCCAGCCGGTGCCGGACTGGGCAGTCCGCAACCCGGAACTGTATGGTCTCGCGGGCGCCGCTAAAGAGGCGCTCGGCCCGGTGGTCACGGGGCTGATGGGCGCTGGCGGTGCAGTAGGTGGCACACTCGCGGGCGGACCTGTCGGTGGCGTGGTAGGCGGCGGCGCAGGCTACATGGCCGGCGAAGAACTCAACTACTTGGCAGAGCAGGCTCTCGGGCTGCGCGGTCCCCGCGAAGACGCGGAACGGTTTACCGCACCGCTGTACAACATGGGCTTGGGCGCGGCGCTGGAGACTGGCGGGGCGGCGGTCGCTGCGGGCGCTAACAAATTGGCGGGCGTTATTTGGCCGCACATGGTGGCGTTGAATGCACTACTGCGAACTGGTGGTAAAGATATAGCAGAAAAAATTCGTGCGGGGATGAAAGTGCCCGGTACGCCCGGCCTGCCCCGCACACTGACCGAAGAAGTGCTGGCTGGGGGCGGGCGCCCGTCGCCCTCGCTGGCGACGCTGGAGCGGCGCCTGCCTGCGACTAGTCAGGAAGCTAACGAACTGGCCTTCCGCATCAACGAGACGCGGCGCAACGCGCTACAGGACCAACTCCAGCGCGTTGAGCAAACGATCCAGACGCAAGCCGCCAATCTTGCGCCGCAGCAGGCCGCGCAACTGCGAACAGTGCGCGACAACCTGATGCAGCGGGTATCGCAAGCGGAAAGCGAACTGGTGTCGCAGCAGAACGCGCTGGCGCAGGCGAACATGCCGCAAGGCGGGCTGCGTCCGGGCGAGCGGCTGGCTAAACGGGCGCAGGGCATCAAGCAGACCGTTCGCGAGCAAGAGATCCAACCCGCTTACGCCAAGGCATTTGCGGCTGCGAAAGACGCCCGCATCGACGTGTCGCCGGTTGTGGCGGACGCCGAAGCGATTCTGGGCCGCACGCTGTCGGACTTCGCACCTGAGACCGCGCCCAACACCGTGCGGGCGCTGGCGGCGCTGCGGCCCGCGCCGACTACCACGGTCATCCGTCAGCCGGGGATGCCGCCTATTCCGAAGACAACTCAGGAAGCGCCGTCGGCTACGCTAGAACAGTTGGACGACATCCGCCGCGCCATCAATGCCGACATTCAGGCGGCGCGTACCGGCGCGGCGACTAGCTCGCTGGACGCCACGACGCTGCGCCAACTAGGGCAACTGCATCGGTCCATTGATGACACCATCAAGAACGCCCCCGATCTGCCGGGAGAGGCGAAGAACCTGTACGCCGAAGCGGTGGCGAAGTACCGCACAGAGTTCGCGCCTCGGTTCAAGGTGGGCCTGCCCGCCAAGATGCTGACGCCGACCCGGTACGGCGAGGCGGCAGTCCTGCCCGACCGGATTGTCGAGACCATGTTGAACGCCCGCGAGCGCGGCGTCGGGCAGATCCTGCGTCTGTACGGCGGCGACAAGGGCGCCATGACGCAACTGCGAGGCGGGCTTGAAGATCTATTCCGCAGCAAAGTCGTCAACCCGGTGGACATGCGCGTGGACACCAACGCCGCCAAGGCGTTTCTGACCAAGTACGACGCCCAACTGAAGCAACTGGACGACGCGGGGCTGAACGTCAAGGCAGGACTCGACAACATCCTGAAAGAAGCGCAGCAGATCGAGCGCGGGCTGACAAAGATTCAGGGCTTGGCGGGCACGACGCGAGAGACGCGCAACGCTGACGCGCTGATCGACACATGGCTGGCCAACCCTGACCGCATGGGCCAAGCCGTCAAGACGCTGGACGCTGACGGGCGCGTGGCGCTGTCTGACGCGCTGCGTAGGCGCTTCGTAGATCGCATCAACGCCAACGACGCCGACGGCGCCTTGAAGCTCTTGCAGAGCAAAGGCGACACGTTCAAGCTCGGCATGGGGCGCGGTGCCGAGGCAACCCGCGCCTATGAGTCGATGGTGGACACCGCCAAGTGGCTCAAGCAGGCGCAAGAGGTGTCGAAGCAGGCGGGCGAACCGGTGCAGCGGCAGGCGGTGACGCTGCTGAAGCAGTATTCGCCGGAAGATCTGACAAACTTGCAGTCCGCGATGGACGACATCCAGCGGATGCGGACAGTTACCAAGCTGGCGGGCGAAGGTGCCGCGACACCGTCGCCGGTAGCCGGGCGGCTGGCGACCGAAGACTTGCAGCGCATGGGTTTGTCCGCCGCCGAGATACCCAACCCTCTGATGGCGCCGGTCACCATCGCCAAAGGCGTGTGGGCGCGGCTGGAGCAGCGTGTGAATCGCAAAGCCGCATCCATTCTGGCAGACTTCATGTACCGTAACCCGCAAGGCGCGGCTGACGCTATTGAGGCGGAACTGGCGCGACGCGGGAAGTGGTACAACAAACCGTCAGCGGGCCGCGCTGCGCGGTTCACCGGACTTAGCGAAGCCCAACAACAACTGTCAGAATAGCATGGACCTTCAGACCCTATTCAACATCGCCGTCGCGCTCGCGGGCGGCTTCGGCGGGTGGATCCTGAACAGCATCTACAGGTCCATCGAGCGGTTGGACCAGGACGTGCGGGCCATGCCGCACACCTACGTGTCGCGCAGCGACTACCGCGACGACATCAAGGACATCAAGGACATGCTGAGCAAACTTTTCGACAAACTCGACGCAAAGGTGGACAAACCATGAGAGCGTTCCTGCTGGCTAGATCGAAAGAGGCGTCAACGTGGCGCGGCATTACGCTGTTCCTCACGGCGCTGGGCGTGCCGCTGGCTCCGCAACTGGCCGAGGCCATTGTGACGGCGGGGCTGGGCGTCGCCGGTCTGCTGGGTGTGCTGCTGCCGGATGGCCATAACTAACTTCGACCGCTGCCTCGCCTTGGTGCTGGCGCACGAGGGCGGGTTCGTCAACCACCCGCAGGACCCTGGTGGCGCCACGAACCTAGGCGTTACCAAGGCAGTCTGGCAAGAGTGGCGCGGGCGCCCGGTAACAACGGCGGAGATGCGGCGGCTGAAGCCCATTGACGTCGAGCCGCTCTACCGCAGGCGCTTCTGGGACCGCGTAAGGGGTGATGACCTGCCCCTAGGCGCGGACTACTGCGTGTTCGACGCTGCGGTCAACAGCGGTCCTGGCCGCGCCGCCAAGTGGCTACAGGAAGTCCTCGGCGTGCCACAAGACGGCGCGGTCGGTCTCGTTACGCTGGGTGCGGCAAGAGACTTCCCCAAGGCGGAACTGATCCGGCGCTATTGTCAGACCCGGCTGGAGTTCCTTCAGGGCCTGCGGACGTTCCCGGTGTTTGGCCGGGGCTGGTCGGCTCGGGTAAGGGAAGTGGAAGCTGTTGCCACTCAGATGTTGGTCTGACGTTCATTGATGGGCCTCGCAAGGATCCATTTATCGCCAAGGATGCGAACAGACCGCAG